ATCATGATATGGAAACTATTGACCAAATTCTAGGTATTGCTGAAAATGCAGTCACAACAACTCAACCAACTGCCCCAGCAATACCCAGACCTCAAACTACGGATGAGGATGAGGATGATTTCAAATACAGTAGAGAAAACCTCTACCACATTATTGAAAGGGGGCAAGATGCCCTTGAAGGTGTACTCAAAGTAGCACAGGAAACAGACCATCCTAGAGCCTATGAGGTTGCAGGACAATTACTGAAGACCAACGCTGATAATGCAGAGAAGTTGGTCAATTTGCAGACAACCAAAAAGAAAGTCAGAGAAGAATCTGGACCTAAAAATGTCACTAATGCATTGTTCGTAGGTTCTACTACTGAACTTCAGAAACTCATAAAGGGAAAATGAGCGTAGGTTTTTTAAAAGAACAAAGTATCCAAATTGCAAGAGGTCTTGTAAAGGGTGTATATTCTGTCAATAAATTCGGATATAATTCGGATGTTCCTTCAAATGCATTTGAAACAGTATGGGATGGGTCAAATCTTTACACATACGTTTCTACGCCAGGAGTTGCAACTGTAACTTCTACTGATACGTCAGATGATAATGGCGGAACAGTTCAGGTTTTTGGTCTTGATAATAATTATAATCTCGTTGATGAAACATTGACCATAGGTGGGGCCGCTGGTTCTGTCACATTCAAGAGAGTGTTTCGTGCAGTTATGTTGACTGCAAACACAGGAACTACAAATGAAGGAACAATAACAGTTACAGTTGATAGTGTAGCTGTTGCAAAAATAGTTCCAGGCAAAGGACAAACTCTCATGGCAATTTATACAATACCAGCAAACAAGAGAGGGTATTTAGTACAACTTGACGTAGGAAGTAAAAAAGATTCAGAACACGAAATAGAATTGGTTGTGAGAAATGGTGTTTCTGGAAATGTATGGCAAACAAAATCATTCATTACAGTTCGTGGTGGTTTTTTTGAAAAGAATTATGCATTACCTATAGAAATTCTTGAAAAACATGATATTGAAATAAGAGCTAAAGCAAGTTCAACAAGTGCCTTAAGTGCAGGATTTGAACTTATGGTTGTTGACCATCCCATAGGATAATATATGAAAACATTCAAGCAATTTACAGAAAAACCTTGTTGTGATGATTGTTACGACCATCAACTACAAGAGGCTGAGTATCAAGGTAAAAAAGTTACTTTGAATGACCCAAAAAGGTCCAGTGATGGTAAGAAGAAATTCTATGTTTACGTCAAGAACGAAAAGGGTAATGTAATCAAGTTAGGATTTGGAGACCCAAACGTGGAAATAAAACGAGATGACCCTGCAAGAAGAAAGTCATTTCGTGCAAGACATAATTGTGCAGACCCAGGCCCCAAATACAAAGCAAGGTATTGGAGTTGTTATCAATGGAGAGCAGGAGCAAAGGTAGATAACTAATGAAAACATACAAAGAAATAAAAGAAGCGGTCAATGCGGCACAACAAGCTGCAATTGCTATTGACATGAAGAAAAAGGGTAAAACACCCAAAGATGAAGAAACTCTAGATGAGAAAAGTGTTCCTAATAACCCTGAACTTTGGTCCAGAGCAAAAGCACTTGCAAAACAAAAGTTCGATGTTTATCCATCAGCCTATGCAAATGGATGGGCCGCAAAATGGTACAAATCTAAAGGTGGAACTTGGAGTAGTAAATGACCTACGATGAGTTTAGAGAAGACCTACGTAAGTGGTTCAGTAAAGACAATCCTCAAGGTGGGTGGAAACGTATAGGAACAGATGGCTCTGTATTGGGTCCATGTGCTAGAGATGATAAGGATGGTGATGGTGACCCAGATGGACCGAAACCAAAATGTATGTCAAATCGTAAGATTCGACAACTTACCAAAAAACAAAGAGCAAATGCAGTAAGACAGAAACGCAAACACGATTCTGACCCAGACCGCAAAGGTAAACCAATCAATGTATCTAACTTTGGAAAAGGTAAGTTATGAGGTCTTTTAAGGAGTATATCTTAGAAGATGTCTCCAAGTCTGATTTAGACCAGATAGAAAAATATGCAGACAAATTGTTTGCAGCTGTAGGGATTGACGTAGAGTTTACTCGACATTTTCTAGATAGGGTAAACGATGAAAGAAACAAAAAACCAATCAATACTGCTGAACTTATTAGATTGTTTAGACTCACTTATAAAAAGTACGGAAAGAAGATTCCAAAGATGGGACCAGATGCTCAAGCAGTTATCCATGACATGGAGACAGATATTAATATGCCTTTTGTTCTTAATGTTGATAAGTCAGGTATGCTTGATATGGTGGCTAAAACAGTAATGAGAAAGAAGGATTTTAAAACTACAAATCCAAAATTGAATGTCTGATAATGTATATCTTGGGAATCCCAATCTCAAGAAAGCGAATGTCCAAATCGAGTTTACGCCGGAGCAGATTCAAGAGTATGCTCGATGTATGGAAGACCCGGCACACTTCATAGAAAACTATACCAAGATAGTAAGTATAGATGAAGGTCTTGTACCATTTGCCCTCTATCCTTTCCAAAGAGATATGGTGCAAACCTTCCATACCAATCGCTTCTCAATTTGTAAACTTCCTAGACAATCGGGTAAATCCACAACAATCATTTCGTATCTTCTACATTACTGTTTGTTCAATGCTTCAGTCAATGTTGCGATTCTTGCGAACAAAGCTGCGGTTGCAAGAGACCTCTTAGGAAGGCTACAACTCGCATACGAGCATCTACCAAAGTGGTTGCAACAAGGGGTTATGTCTTGGAACAAGGGGTCTCTTGAACTTGAAAATGGCTCCAAGATTCTTGCAAGTGCAACATCCTCAAGTGCTGTTCGAGGTGGTTCTTACAACATCATCTTCCTTGATGAGTTTGCATACGTTCCAAATAATATAGCAGAACAGTTCTTCAGTTCAGTCTATCCTACAATTTCTTCTGGTAAAACATCCAAGGTGATGATGGTAAGTACACCACACGGAATGAATATGTTTTACAAGATGTGGAATGATGCAGAAAATGGTAGAAACTCTTATGTTCCTATTGAGGTACATTGGAGTGAGGTGCCAGGTCGAGATGAGAAATGGAAACAAGAAACCATCAAGAATACGAGTGAACAACAGTTCAACGTAGAATTTGAATGTGAGTTCTTAGGGTCCGTAAACACCCTCATACACCCTTCAAAACTCAAGGCATTGTCACATAACAGCCCAATACAAGAAAACGCAGGACTTAAAGTATACGAAAAACCTAGAGAAGATTCTGGTTATGTCATTGTAGTTGATGTATCAAGAGGAATTAATAGTGATTTTTCTGCATTTATGGTAATGGATATTTCAGAGGTTCCCTATAAACAAGTTGCAGTCTACAGAGACAATGAGATAAAACCCATGAATTTTCCTCAAATCATACACAAAGTTGCAACTGCATATAATCTTGCATACGTTCTGGTTGAGGTTAATGACATTGGAGCTCAGGTTGCAGATGCATTGCAGTTTGACTTAGAGTATGATAATCTCATCATGACTACACAACATGGTAGAAGTGGACAGGTTGCAGGGGGTGGTTTTTCTGGTAAGAAAGCTCAGTTGGGTGTAAGAACAACTAAGGCACTCAAGAAGGTTGGATGTTCTAATTTCAAAACCATGTTGGAAGCAGATAAGATATTCGTGCAAGATTTTGATACTATCGTAGAGTTATCTTCATTTGTATCTAAGGGACAGTCTTGGGAGGCAGAAGAAGGAACTACAGATGACCTTGCAATGTGTCTAGTGTTATTTGGGTGGTTATCTGACCAAACATATTTCAAAGAATTGACTAACATGGATATTCGTCAACAACTTTGGAAAGAAAAAGAAGACCTAGTTGACCAAGATATGGCTCCGTTTGGTTTTGTATTAGATGGTATTTCAGATGAATATGGTGTACGTATTGGTGAAACTGTAGATGAATATGGGTCTACTTGGTCACCAGTGGTACAATCCCATAAGGAATGGTTAGAGGATTGGTGATAATTCTATATCATTCTTCAATTTAGATTCACAGTTCATACAGATAATCTCAGTTTCCCGAATCTTCTCCAATACTCGTAGTCGAAGTTC